CCTGATTTAAATCCAGAAACTAAGCCATCCATGTAATTAATACCAGATTCTTTACCTCTTTCTACAAAAGAAGGACCAACAGCATCTGCTATCTTGTCAGCATTTTCTTTTAATTCTTCTATAGCTGTTATTCCCTGTGTTTCTAAACCAGCTTCTAATTCAGCAAGAGCTTCAGGACTAGTAAGTAAATTAGCTAAGTTTGGTGCGGATTCAGGACCCAATTGTGCAAACATCATTGCTACATCATCTAAACCACGC